CTGATCCAGACGCCGGGAATCGTTCCTCTTCCGCGCTTCGTCCGTGATCTGGAATTTCCCGCCGTACTTGCTGACCTGCGCGACCAGCGGCTGAGTGCGCACCCCACCAACGATCGGGAACTCCGACCCCGGCGCGACCTGCTCCACATCGTTGGTCGTGTACAGCTGGTTGCTGGTGATCTGATCATAGATGATCGCACCACCCTGCACCGGAATGCCACCGGTGGCGAAAATGCGGTTGACGATGAACCGCTGAAGCGTCAGATCGGCCAGGCGCTGACTGACGTAGGTCGGGCTGTTCAGTGCCTCATCGACCGAGATGATATTCCCGGAGATTGTCGGCGGGCCGAGGGGGAACGTAACCGGGTTCGGGCTAGTCATATCCGTGTCCTTTCTGGACGGTCAACCGGAAACCCGGTCAGTACATCACTACCTGAGCGATACCGCTGACGGCGCAGGCGGCGATGACGTAGCCCACCGCGGTGCCGGACGCTTTGAGCTGAGCCATACCGCCCGTGCCGACCTCCACGTCCACCCCGGCCGCGATGGCTACCGCGGTGGCCTGCACCTGGTAGACCCGGCTGGTGCCGCGCATGGCAACGCCGAACGTGGTGCCGCTGGCCGCGTCGTACTTGGCGACGCCGTGCGCACGGGCACCGGCGGCCGTGGTGGCCATGGTGATGTTGCCCGTGGTGGCATTGCGATCCGCGGAGACCGAGACGAATCGCCGACCGACCACAGCAGCGGACGCAACCGCTGTCAGGTCGTCGCCGTCGTCGTAGATCCCGGTCATTTCGTTGGCCATGATGTGATGATCCTTTCCTTACCAGTGACCGGGATTCGGTCAGTCGTTGGCCTGGTTGCCGGCGCGGACGCCGGTCGGGACGACCCAACCGGACACCGGCGCGGACGCGGTGACGGTGCCGGGCTCGTTCTGGCCGTGGCCGATCAGCGAGGTGGGGATGGTGCCGGCCGGCAGTTCGTTCAGCTGCTTCTCGGCCGCAGCCTGCATGTCCGCGTTGCCCGCGGACAGATAGGACGACCAGCCTTCGCGGCTGGCCGGAGCGATCTTGCCCGCGCGCACCGCGGCGTCGACCAGACTGGACCGCCGAGCGCTGATCTGCTCGGCACGAGCCAGGCGGCCCGACTCGGCATCGGCGCGGAGCTGCTCGAAAGTCGCCGCGTCCACCCGGATTGTGCCGGGCGGCTCGGGGGCCGGCTGGCCAGCGCCCGCGGCCACGTCGGTGTCGGCCGCAGCGGTGTTGAGCGCCTCATCCAGCGCACCCAGAATGGTGGTCTCGTCCGCGTTCTCGTCCGTGATACCGAGCCGAGTGCGCAGCTCATCGGTCAGAGCCATGGTCGATTTCCCTTCCTCATTGTCCGGAGTGGACTCCGGGTTGTTCTCCGGCTCGGTGCCGGTGGTTTCTGCCGACGCGAACGCCTTGCGCGCGGCAAGCGCGGCATGCGCGGCCGGCCGAGACTCCTGCATGCTCGCGAACGCGACAGCGGGTTTTCTGGCCGACGCGGCGACGTAGGTGCGCAGCACCTGCTTGGGGTCGCTGAACGTGAACACGCCCTCGGCGTCCACTGTGTAGTCGTAGGACCAGAGAGTGCTGTCCGACCCATCCTCGGCGATGACCTGAGCCGGGTCGATGAACACCTCCTCGATCCATATCCACCAGTTCTGTTCCACCGCAGGCTGATCGTAGAACTGTTGCATCAGGTCGGTGGTAGTGGCCTGCGCCGATATGGTCGCAGCAGCCATAGCGCTACCTGCTTTCATCGGTAGGACAACGGGAACTCCGCTGCCGCGTTCTGCTGCTGCTACCCCGTACGCCTCGGCGACGGTGCGCAGATTGAGCGACTCCAACGTGCCGATGCCCGGCCTGGCCGTGCCCATCAGCGCCACACCGGTGAGCACGAACGGGTGGGTGTGGCCGAGCTGACACACATGATCGTATTCGCCTTCGACCGAGCGGTCCGGGTAGGCGCTGGGCAACACGTCGGCGAACCATTTCGGCATGCCGCACCAGTCGCTGGTAAGCGTGGAACCGTTGTCCGCCAACGCAATGTTCGTGATGTACCCGGCGGCCGGCTCACCGTCGCCACTGGCGCGCGGGTCGGTGTGGCCGAATTTGATGATCGGGTTGCGCACGGCCGGGCATTCCAGCGCGGCAACCGCCTGCGCGAGGATGTCCGGTGTGGCGTAGAACATCCCGGTTGAGATGTCCCACTCACCGACACGCATCAGCTCGACGTCTCGCAGGGTGACCAGGACCGGCGACTCGGGAACGGTGACCGTCATCGCAACCTCCTGCACCACAGGAGGTATCGGATCTTCGCGCTCAGGTTCCACCAGCTCGGCCGAGCTGCACACGGGCCGTCATGGCCCAGCAGCCGAGAACAACGCCATCCTCTCGGAGGCCGCTCGCAGGTGATCATGAGATCACCCCCAGCGCGACAGCGCGATTCCAAAATGTACAGTGGTACTCCGGCGTGTCGGGGAACCAGTTGTTACCGTCGCACGAGGGGCAATGCGCAAGGGTGCCACTCCACAGCGTGGTTTCGGTGACCGTGATGTGCTGCGACCCGAGGATGTCCACGATCAGGTTGTTCACGGTGTCGGGCGTGTCGGTGCCAGTGCTCTGGTCGGTCGGCTGCATCACGGCGCGCGGCGCGGTCATGCCGTCACCGGCCCGTGCAGCGCCCGCACCAACGACCCCGGGGTGACGTATCCGGACCACCGCCCGTCGTCGAACATGGTCAAGCCAGCCGCGAAGTATGCCTCGTCAACTAGCTGAGAACAGATCAAGTGATGGCTGTTCGCCACCCGGTCGCGCAGCCCCGGCGCGGGGACGCGCAACCGGTGGGCAGCCAGCGCGAAGTAGTCCAGCGCCGAATAGGGCACTCCGACCAGCGCGCGGCCGTGCGTCTCGATCGAATACCGGGCCGCACCGGTCAGCGACCAGTCCGACCAGACGATGTTAGTCCCGTCGTACTCGCTGACCGGCCGGATGCGCGCTCCGCCCGGCTCGGCCTCGATCAGCTCGTCCGAGCCGACGTGCAACACAGCGTGCTCGAACTCGCCGAACCCGTCGCCGTTGAGCGCCTGGCCGAGCCTGATCAGCCGGCCGGCGTAGCCGTTGATCTTGACGAGACCGAAATCTCCGGCGCGCGGCTCAGGTGCCGTCACGGGTCACCTCGACTCCGGTCAGCTCAGGCAGCATCACATCAGACAGATCACGGGCCCGGGTGCCGTCCACGTTCACTTGCTCGAACGGCAGCATCTGACACCGGAACCACACCGCCGTCACGCGGCCGTCGTGCACTTCCACGTGGAGATGACGCGTTCCGGAGATGGTGCCACCGTCGCCGTAGTAGCGGGCGTTCGACTTCGCGGCAGCTCGCTGTTTGATACGCCACTGGCGCGCGGACCTACGCCGGCCGATCACGCGTCACCGCTCGGCGGCCCGGCGCTCGCGCCATCCTCGGCCGGGGTGGGTGACCCGCTGCCGCTGTTCGAGCTGTCGACGCCGCTGCCGGTGTCCGGGTACGCCGGGTCGCCAGGGCTCGGTACCGTCTTCACAGGCAGCCCGTAGGCGTCCCGGGCGAACTGCTCGAGGTCACGGTCCGGGATGACAATGCCGGCCTGGCGCAGAGCCAGCAGCACGGACGCGGTGAGCGGCTGCTGCGATCCGATCGGCTCGAAGACCAGGTTGGGCGACGGCTCGGAGGTGCCCCAGTTGATATCAACGATGTTGTCGACCACCTGCGTCTGGAATTCGTCGCGGAACATCTGCGCCATCCATTGCAACGACAGGGTGAAGAAATCCTGAAAGGACGCGCCGAGCGCCCAACTGCCGGTCTGCTGGCCGAGGTTCAGGAAGTGCGCCAGGACAGCGCGGGCCATCTGCGCGTCGTGGTAGGCAATGGCCGAGCTCGCGTCGGGCAGCGTGCCGCTGACACCCTCCAACGTCAGCATCGCGCCGTAAGGCACGGCCACGCCGGATTGCTCGCCGGCGCGGAGCCGCTGCGCGATCGACCATCCGTTGGTGAGATCCTCGCCGACCGTACCGCCTTTGTAGACCGGGATGCCCATCCCGTTGCGGCGAATCGACGCCGCTTGCGTTCTCAGCAGTTCGTCCTTGAGCAGCCAGTTTTTGTAGGCCGCGCGCAGCAGCGACCGGCCTATCCAGTCGCCGGGCTCCTGTTCGTTGACATAAGCCACGAGCCGGTTGGACGGGATCTCGATCAGCCCGACACCGGTCGGCAGGCCGGACGTGTTCACCGCGGGGTTCTGCTTGATCCCCACGAGCTCGCCATCGTTGCCCACCTCGATGCGCACAATGCGGCGCGGCATGCGCGGCGACAGCTTGATCAGGTCGGCGAGGCCATCCTCGCGAATCGCGAAGAGCTTTTCGAAGTACATGTGGCCGTAGCGGTGGCTCAACATCGACCAGAACAGGTGCTGATGGAACTGGAATCGCGGCCCCTGGCGGTCCGGCGGCGGGTCATCCTGGCCGACCACGGATAGGTTGAGCTGCCGGGCAACGCGCTCGGTCACCTCGTCGCGGGCTCCGGCGGGATCGATGCGCCACCGGGTCCCGAGAATGGGCAACTGCACGGCGCGCAGAACGCTGGTGACCTGCGATTCCGTGGTCATCGCATCGAACACGGCGAGCGACCGCGGCCATTTCAGGTCCGGATTGAGTTCGTGCGGGTCCGGGTTGATCCACGTCGTGTTGGCGTACTGGTTGACGTAGCCCAGCTCGGAGGTGGGCGCGGATTTCGGAGTCGGCGCGGCGAATGCCGGGGTCGCGGCGATGGCGAACATGCCTTCCGCGCGCGCCTGAACCGGGGGCATCGGTTGCACACCCGGGGGCGGAGTCGATCGCGGCCGAAAGCCGTTATCGCTCACGTCGCCTCCAATAGGTGGGATGTCCGGACGATCCCTTGACCGTGACAGTACATCATCAAAAACGCACGGCGAACAGATCCACGTCACTCATCGAATTGATCTTCGTCAGCGCGGCCGGGTTGTCAGTCCGAACCGCGTCACTGACCTGGCGTTTTTCCTCACCGGTGGGCTTGGGTTTCGATTCCGGCTCGAACGCGCCGGTCGCCGGTGCCGACGTGTCGGACAGCGCGATCAGGCCCCATCGAGCCAGCGCGACCGCCTGCCAGGGGCACACCGGCGACGTGCCGGCCTGCGTGATGCCCCATCCACCGGCCAAGTCCCGCTTGCGCGCCGAGTCCACCGCGGCGAACAGTAGCGGGTCCTGCGCGAACGAGATGGTCTCCGGGCCGGCATGGATCATGTCGTCTTGCAACGCGCCGAACGCAGCAGCGAGCTGCGACGCCGTAGTGAACTCCGGCTCGATACCCGCTTTCACCAGCTCGGATTTCCATGCGGCCGCGCCGCTCCGGCCGTCGATCACCACGGCCACCGGGTCCCAGCGGTACACCAGTTTGATCAAGTACCGCAGCATGTCGCGGGTCGGCGCTTCATGCCGGCCGACTTCGAGGTGGATGCGCGTGCCCTGGTCGCGGATCAGCGTGGCCGCGCCGATCGAGAGGTGCTTGCGGCTCGGGTCCATGTCGACGCCGATGCACACCGGCCACTCCGGACGGACCGCGGCCACCGAGGCAACATGCCGTTGCATGACCTCTTCGGGCAGCAGCGACAGATCCTGCACGCCCGACTCCGGATCGTCCGGCCAGTAGCCGATGCCGAGGTACTCCGTGGCGAATCCACGCGAACCACCCTTGGCGGCCGCGCGCGCCTTGCTGATCAAGAAGTCCTCGCGCACCAGCGAGTCCACACCGGTGCCCAGACTCGGGTTGGCCTGCCGCATGGCGATAATCGACGTGATCGGGTTCGGCATGCCCTTGAGTGGGTTCTTGGGGTCTGGGCCGGGCTGCGCCGACCATTCCATGTAGAGCAGGTTTTCTTCTGGCGGCTCGGACATCGCGCGGCTACGCAATCGCGCCAGCACGACGCCGTGCACATGCTTCGACTCGTCCACCGCAGTGGACAGCAACCACACCTGCGGGTTGGCCCGCGCGGCGACGGTCGGCGAGATGTCGTCCCACATCGCCACCGGCAGTTCGAACGACTCGTCCAGGATCAGCAGGTCACCGGACAGACCACGGCCGGTTTTGGCCGAGCGCGTCTTGAACCGGACATGCGCGCCGTTGCGGAAACGCAGCCCGCGCCGGCCATTCGCGTCGTCGATCTTGAGTAGCTCGTCGCTGAGTTCCTTGCTGCCGAGGATGATCGAGATCGCGCGTTCCATGATGCTCGCAGCGGTTTCGTCACGGTGTGCCGAATAGGTGATTTCCTTCTCGCCGAACACATAGACGCCGGACAGGATGCGCGCTACCACCATGTCCGTCTTGCCTTGCTGCCGGCAGGCGACCAGGCCGACTTCATCGGCGGCCCACCGGCCGTCTTCGCGCAGGTCCATCGCGCTGACCAGTACGTCATCCTGCCACGGCATGAGATTCATCTGCGCGATCCGCCAGAGGTGACGGCACAGGTCCACATCCTCATCGTCCGGGCCCACCGCGCTGGTCGGCAGGTGCAGGATGCGCGGCGTGCGCGAGCCGGTAATTTTGCTGATATCGATCGGCCGGCGAGCGATGTGCACGCGCTCGGGTGCTTTGGGCACGACGGCCTCCTATGCCGAGCTCGTGAGCGCGAATACGACTGCCACCATAGCGGCCATGGCGCACACGAACACGAAGATCAGAAACGCTGTGTCCTGTTTGGTCACTGGGCACAATCCGACTTCGGGACGACGGGTAGCGATGCGATCATTCCGCTCAGCCGCGGTATCTGCGTGGCGTTCAGCGCGTTCACGATCGAGCGCGCCGCCGAGCCGGACATCGCCACGCACACGAACCGGTC